GCCCACTCTACGTCGTAATCCGTCCCCGTGCTTTTTACGAGGGCTTGCCCCGTAGTACCTCCTGCAATGAGAGAAACCTTCGCGTTGTTTGCTGTAATGTCGTCAGCTTGTTGGGTGGTTATACCCACCTTTGCCGTGTTTGCTGCTACGTCGGTATTGTTTGATACCTCGGTATCAAAGTCGCTGATCGTACTCGCCGCCTGCGTTCCTGTGTGGTTTGCTCGGTCAAGTAAAAAAGCGTCCGTTTCGTTCGCAGTTGCAGAGGGAGCAACACCCTCCAATTTGGTGCGTTCATCATCGGTAATAATCGCACCGCTGCCCGCGCTCGTTACATCGTCCAAATTAGTAACGCTGGTGGGTATGTCTTCCGCTAGACCAAGAACGCCGCTTTTACTTGGTAAAGTAATTATGGTGTCTTGCGAAACGCTTAAGTTGGGGCGTACCCATTGAGTAAAATTGCCGGCCTCGAATTTGAAGTAAGTCCCAAACTTTACAAGTAGATCAGCTACATTCGCCGTGCTCGAACCGTCCAAATGCAGCGCAGTAAATGCTGTGTTTCCGTCCGCGTCAGTCGCTACAACAAACTCAATATCACCCGGTGACGTTTCGGTCAACACGACCTTGGTAATGCCTGTTTGTACGGTTGCCTTTGTTTGTTCTAGCTTTAACTCGCTCTCCGTGCCTGCGCCGTTTTTGACCGTTGTTTCTAAGCCTTGTTTAAACTCTTCATAGAGAATAGTTGTGCGGCTGTCCTTTACCCAGCGCCCCCCCGAACCACTGTCCCACATTATACTCTGACCCACAGACGGGTCGGGGACTTCTACATCATCCAATTCGCCTAGCGTCGAAGCGCCGCCCGTGTCCAACGTGACAATGCCGTCTCCATCGTCCGTAAGTGTGCCGTTGGTTACTTTGATTGTGCGCACCGAAAGAACGTCCGTAGATCCGTCCTGCGTCAACATTCGGAGGATGCCCCTTCGCGCGTAGGCTACTTCGTCTCCACCTTCCGGGCTTACCCCGTCGATGGGGGCGTTACAAGCGTCCCACTCGTAAGGGATAGCTACGGACAAATCCAAGAGAACGCCGGAGAGTACGTTTTTCGTCTCTTCCTCGAGGGGTGTCGTCGTAGCGTTTACTACTTCATAATCCTGCGCAAAGAGGAAGATATTGCCGCCGTTCTTAATGTCCGCGATGATGTCTTCTGCGCATTGCTCCGCATCGCTAACCACCTCCTTTTGTCGGTCGGTCTTCTTCGTCTTATCGGCGGGCACGTCGAGGATGTACACCTCGAGGTTGTAGGTCTTCGTCCCTGCGTCGTATGTGGCTCCCGTATATACGAGATGCATGAGCGGGAAGTTCGTGAACTTCGAGAGGTCTACGTCATCGGGTGAGCCAAAGGAAAACGACTTCACGAAGAAGTGCGCATCCGCGAATACCTTGAACCTTTCGACTATGTTATTGAACGTGATCATGTGCGAGCTTGTCTTTTAAATAGCTGAGATGTTGGAAGACGACTTGAATAGGGAGTTCCGTAACCTTGTCCATCTTGAGGAGGTCTTCTCCTGCGAGGGCGTGGAGGACGTGATACCAGCCCCATTTTTCGCCGACCGGATCGCTGCCTCCGCTACCTCCAGTAAAGAGGACTTCATATCGAGTAGCAGTTCGTTTCTGGTAGTCCAAAAAAAAAGCAGCGTACCGGATACGAGGTCTGCGGGCATTTCTTCAAATATCGATGCGTCTTCTTTGGCGGTGTATTTCTTTACCTCGTATTTCTCCCCGAGTTCGTAGGTTACTTCCCGGAAGAGAACGGACATTACTTTGTGGGCGTTCTTCCAAAAGTCCTCGAGGTAGTTTTCGAGGTCGATCCATTCCCCCGCTGTGAATGCGTCCCAATCGGGAACGAAGCCGAATCGTTTTCCATCCATCTCAACCACTTTCTCAAATCGTGCGGTCTCTTGGGTAAGGAGTTGGTCTATATGCGCTCCAGCGGCTTCGATGAGCTTTTGCGGCATGGCACGTAGTTTGTCCACGCTCTTACCTGTGCAAGCGGAGATCCGTTCGAGTTGGTTCTCGCTGGTCATCATAACCTGGAGTTCTCCAAGGGTGAGGTCTGACCATCTATGAGGGAGGCGTAATTCCATCGTTTAAATAACTTGGTTTGTTCGGTTTCCTTATCCCTTACGAAACGGGTTTGCGTGAATCGTGCGTGGATTTTGCGTGTTTACGGGAATTTTACGGGTCGCCCGCATTTTACCCGATTGCGTAGCTCCCGAAGTTCGGGTTCGTTTGGTTGAAAGTAATCGCATACCGCATCGCGTCGATAGCGTGGTTAAATTGGTCTACGGGTTCATTCAGTTGCTTGCCGTTCTTGTCCTCCTTCCATTTGTAGTTTCGGAGTTCTTTGATAAGGTTCACACTCCGCGCCGTGATAAGTAGCGGGCGCGAATGGAGGAACTGGATTCCGCTTCTAACCGAATCGCGTCCCTTTCTTGCTCCGTGAGTATTGAATCCGTGACCGTGTATCTCGTCGATGCTCTTTGGCTCTGCGGAGTCACAGACAACAACATCCGATCGATTGACTCCGTTATCTCGGAGGCTTTTTGCAATATCTGAGTTAGTAAGGCGCGTCGCATAGCATAGCTCGTCGACTGCGAATCCGTGGCCGTCGGTGTACACCCTGACGATTGCGGTTGGGTCGTTCGTATATCCGAAGTCGAGCCCGATGTTGAGTAGTTTGTATTCATTTGGTATCTGGTCTATTTCTTTCCAGTGGGTGAAGATGGTTGCCCGGGATGTTCCTCGCTCTCCGAGTCCGTATACCCTCCAGAAGTTTTCGTCTGCTTCTTTGAAGCGTTCAATTTCCAGGAGTACACTTTGCGGCAGGAAGGGGTTATCCTTGTACGTGGTTTTGAAGAAATCGCAGTCATCGCGGTTAGGTAAGTCGTAAAGCCAATGGAATTCGTCGGAGGGGTTAAAGTCTACTATGATTCGCCCCGTGGTTCTTAGGATAAGTTGCCGCCAATCTTCGAGGGTGATTTCGTTGGCTTCGTTGATAAAGAGAACGTCGCGCTTTCGCCCTCGCACCTTTTGCGGTTGATCCACCGAAATAAACTCCACGAGGTTTCCCCATAGCTGGTAAGTGGCTTCCGATTTGTTGTGGAGTTCGACGTTATAAACGTCCTCGTTTTCGAGTATCTCGAAGAAGTCCCGCATGGCTGTCGCACGAAGGGCGGGGAAGGTCTTTCGGCAAATGGTGACTACGAGGCCGGAGTTCTTGTGGCAAAGCTCTATTAGGCTTTGAAGTATCGAGTACGTCTTGCCGGATCGCGTCCCGCCTTGGTGTACCTGGATGCGCTTCTTTGAGTTCCTGACGTGGTAATATGTTGCAGGGAGTTTATTCATCCAACCACGAGAGGGGCTTCTTCTCTTGTACCTCTATCTCTTGCCGTTCGATGTATCCGCGCTTCTTGCCCTTGGTCTTTAGAAAGAAGATAGTCGCGGCGGGGTTGCCTTCTTTTACGAGCTTGTAGAGGTGGCTTTCTGCGAAGTCGAGAACGCCGTCCTGAATGGAGTTTACCGCGCTCTTATATTCTTCGTCTGCCTTCAACCATGCGTAATGGGTGGAGCGGTCGATACCTACCATCTTTGCGGCGGTAGATACGATACCGAGTGACTTCTCGAGGGCTTCCAACATAGCCTCTTTTTTGGTGTTGGATGTGTTGATTTTTACCGCTTCCATTTTTTACCGCATATTTCGCATTCCTCCTCTGGCTTCTCTGTTTTCTCTTTGTCTTCTTCTTGTGGATCCCATACGTTAAGACCCCATTCGTTTAGTTCGGTTGCGTCCCATTCGTTTGCGAGGACGTCAAAATCGTGTTCGCCTGCGCTCGTGTTGTCTTTGATAGTGAACTCTCTTTCTTTGGCTTCTCCCCAGGTGGCGAAGTAAACGGGGGCTTCTGTAAGTCCTGCCGTTTTGCAGGCTTTATATCGCATATTTCCCCCTATGATTACGCCGTCCGGGTTTACGACTATGGGCCGTGCTTCGAGCATCTCCGGGAAGGTCTGAATGCTTCGAACGAGTTTCTCAAACTTGTCTTCCTTAATTGTCCGAGGGTTGTTCGGGTTCTCCCGGATCTCCGAGAGCTTCGTGAGCTTGAACGATGACGGCCTCGAGGGTGTGGAGGAATTCGGCATTATGAACGGCTAATGTTAGGAGGAGGGTTGCGGGGTCTTGCCCTACGTGTAAACGCACTACTTCGGCGTTCTCCGTAATTAAGAGGAAGTTCTTCGCGTGGAGGAGGGCTTTACGTGCGTTTCTCATATATGCAAATATGCACTATACAAAACCTCCTCGCAAAGTGCGGGCGGGATTTTGCTTCGTTCGTAGTTGTTTTTAAGTCCCTGCGTACCTGTTCGCGATCCGCGCGGGGCGGCTTCGTGGCACGGTGCGCCGTTCTTACACATGGGGCGCGGATTCCACCCTTCGAAATTTGTCCATATGTCGGTGGGCTTCATTCGGCTATCTCCATACTGGCAGTAGGTAACGGTATGCCGGAGCTTGCCTTCAAGCTGTGGCATCTTCCGCATAAGCCCGCGCGGGTTTTCTATGAACCACATTTTCGGTTGTATCTCCTCGATTATTTCGAGCGTCTTTTCCAGGAGTTGAATACCGAGGCGGGCGGTATCGGTGTTCGGTATATACGCTCCCTTGCCGCCTGTCCAATGGTGACCAATGGCAGCAACGCTAAAACCAGTACACGGAGGGGAAGCCCAAATTACGTCGGGTTTCCACGGTAGCTTGTTAATATCGAACTCCAATATATCGCAGACGTAATCGATACCTCCGAAGTCAGTAATATCCGAACTAAATACGTCAGCCCCCATGACTTCCGCAGCCTTGCCAATAGAACGGCTGCCTGCAAATAATTCGAGAACCTTCACGGGTGTATGATTCTACCCTCTACGTCTCTCGCAATGGTCTCGAGCCATTCGCGGTCGTAGTGGGTCATATTGTACTCTCTTCGGTGCAGCATCCGAAGTCCCGCCGTTTGTCCGATTGCGTCGAAGTATTGCTTCTCCTCGAACTTCTCTTTCTTGGGTTGCTTCATGAACTGGCGGATGTTGTGCGCTATCTCTGCGCGTTCTTCTTTGGTGTAGCTCATTGCCCCGTCTCTTCTTTCCAAATGGCAGAACAAACTGCAACTCGTTGATCCGCATCGGGAAACTCCCGCTTTGTAATTACGTGGTTAATACAGCGGTGCATGAATTGGTAGCGGTTTTCGCTTTTTTCAGGTTTAGGTAGTGGCATCTTTTAATAGTTGTTTTAGTTCGTTAAACATTTTCCGGTTACACGAGGAGCATTGCGAGGCTTGCGTATTCGTTCCGGTGGCTTTTGAGTACAGTTCGGCGAGGTCGCCGTTCGTCGCGTCTTTAGGGTTCTCGATTAGTTCGCGGATCTTGTCCAGGAGTTCCGCATTGATTTCTGCCTCCCATTTATCCAAAGGGCAAGAGGCTACCTTTAACCGCGTCTTCGTGGGCATATGGCATCCGCAGAGTTTGGAATCAGTGAAGGCTTCGGTTACGAGGGGGCCGCAACTCTTCGTCGTTTGCACGAAGTGTTCGCAGCTCTGACAAATGGCGAGGCGGTCACTCCTTTTCTGTCCGGTTACGAAGAACATCTTTCAGGGTTTTTCTTGTGACGTGTAGTGAGCGATATAAGGTAGACTCTCCAATCCCACTTCGTCGAGATATTTC